TATGGTAGGTGGAGCAATGAATTTTAATTCTCCAAGCATACCAATTATATTTAGACAATCAGGAACAGAAAGAATGCGTATAGCATCTGATGGAACTGCAAGTTTAGGAAATACAAGTCCTGAAAGTGATGTTCAATTAACTGTTAGAAGACCAAATGATTTAGGAAATAATGTAGGCGATTATCAAAGATTAGCAGCATTTCAAAATTCTGTAAGTAATTTTAACCAATTATATATAAATTCTGTAAGGGATGCTAATGGTACTGACTGGACAACACAAGGTATGAGGCTTTCAATGAAAGTTGATAGTACTTGGATGGGGTATATGCAATTTAATGGGTCAGGAAATGGTGCAGGTATATCTTTTGGAACAGGAACGACTACAAGTGCTCCTGGCAGTGTAACAGAAAAAATGCGTATAACATCTGGGGGGACAATTTTTATGTATGGACTTGGGGGATATACAGCATCTTATGCTGATGTAAGATATGACACAACTTCAAAAGAATTGTATTATCAAACAAGTTCTAAAAGATATAAAACAGATATAGTAAATCTCGAAAATTCTTTAGATAAAATAAACTCATTAAGACCAGTAAGATATAAAGATATAAATACAGAAACTCTAGCTTGTGGTTTAATTGCTGAAGAGGTTGTTGAAACAATACCTGAAGTTGTATTTAAAAAAGAAATTGAAGGATTTGACGAACCTCAAATCGAAGGTTTAAACTATACAGATTTAATTCCTTTCTTAATTAAGTCAATACAAGAACTAAAAGCAGAAATAGATGATTTAAAAAACAAATGTAATTGTAAATAATTATATTTGTATATAACTATAAATTAAATAAAATGAGCAAATTAGAGGAAAAAGAATTAAAAGAATTAAGAGAATCTCAAGGAAAAATCAATGCTATCAAAATGGATATTGGAACTTTAATGGGCCAAATACATTCATTAAATCACATGCAAATTGATGAGATAAACAAACAAGGTGAATTAAAAAAGTCATTGGAGGAAAAATACGGTAAAATATCTGTTGACTTAGAATCTGGCAAGTATTCTGAAATTATTGAAGAGGAGAAAATAAAAGGATAAATAATGGCTTTAATAAATGGATCCAGTTTTTTGATATATAAAGGCGATGATCCTATTGGCCACAGTAACAATGCCACAATTAATTTAGATTGTGATTTACCAGAAAGCACAACAAAGGATTCTGGCGGATGGAAAGAGGTTTTAGCTGGGGTTCGTAGTGGTTCGGTTGAGGTTGATGGATTAATTGATTATAGTGATTCCGTAAACTTTGAGCAACTTGCCGAAATGGTTTTACTTAGGACCACAACAAAGTTTTATTTTAGTCAGGACATTGAGGGATATGGTGATGGTTTGGTATTATTAGGAAATGGATATATTTCTAATGTTGATGAGGAGGGGAGCCATGAAGCACCAACAAGTTACAACCTTTCGATTACTTTAACCAGCATTATATTAGTCGATGAAAGGACCGGTGAGGTTTGGAATACTAACTTTGATGAGTGGGAAAATTCTAACTATAATTGGGAAGCGGCATAAAAATATAATTTTGTATATTTGAATAAAATTATTAACTAATAAAAATTAAATAAATGGCAACAGTCGGAGTGTTCAATGGAACAAATTTATTATTAAAAGTCATCAGTGATGGTGGAACATTAGCAACAATTGGTCACACAACATCGTGTTCATTATCTTTGTCTAATGATTTACCAGAGGCAACAACTAAATCGAGTGGTGGTTTTCAAGAGGTTATCGCTGGGGTTAGATCTGGAGAGATTAGTTTTGATGGTTTAGTCGCTTACGATGATGCGGCAAATGCTATTGAAATGGCTGATTATCTTTTGGCTAGACAAAAAGTTGATTTTAGTTTTGGAACAGCTGAAACAGGGGATTCGGTTTATAGTGGTGAGGGATTCTTTTCTAGTGTTGAAATGAGTGCGGAAATGGAATCACCAGTTACTTTCTCAGGTTCAATTACAGTTACAGGCGCAATCACTAAATCTACAAATTAAGATTTAATCTTTTAATAATAGACACCTAGAATAAGGAACTAGGTGTCTTAAATCTACATATATGGCAAACAAGAAACGAGGGTATTATTCTCTTAGTATAGGTGGTAAAAACCGCACTATGCATTTTTCAATGAATTTCTGGGCAAACTTTACTGATAACTTAGGTGTATCAATAGAAAAAATTGGTAATGTTTTTCAAGATGGAATTTCACTATCCGGTATTAGAGCTTTGGTTTATTCTGGTTTATTAGCTAATGATCAAGAGCAAGGCAATGAAATTGATTATAATGAATTTAAAGTTGGAATGTGGCTTGAGGATTTAACATCTGATGAGCTTACTAAAATAATTGAATCCATGATGGAATCCAGAATACTTGGAAATGACCTTAACATGGGTATTAATAGAAATGTAAAAAAAACCACTAAGGTGGGAAAGCGCCCAGCCAACTAACTTGGGATAATATACTTGATTATTACATTGGTCAGGTTGGCATAAATCCTAATGATTTCTGGTCAAATACTTGGACCGAGAATCAATTATTAGGTGAATCACACAATATAAAATTGAATTTAGATTGGGAACGAACTAGATATTTGGCATCAATGCTTTTTAATGTTAATTGTGAAAAGAGAGCGCAAATGATTACACCGGATAAATTATTTCCATTACCACAAGATGTATATTTGGAGCGTGGCAAACCTAAATCAACTAGGAAACAATATGAATCATTTTTGAAAAAAGTTAATAGTATGAAGTCATCAAAATGATGGCTTTTTTTTTTCGTATTTTTGAATAAAATTACATTATGTCAAATGAATTAAAAGTGTTTTTAGTTGGTGATGCTACTAAACTAACATCATCATTAAACAAGGCAAGTTCTAAATTATCAGCATTTGGTAAATCGGCAAGGAAAGTTGGAAAAGATTTATCATTAAAATTAACATTACCAATTGCTTTGGCTGGTGGTGCTGCAATTAAATTAGCTAGTGATTTTGAGGAAAGTTTAAATAAAGTTGATGTTGCTTTTGGTAAATCATCGGCTGAGGTCAAAAATTTTGCTAAAACTACATTAACACAATTTGGTATTGCTGAGGGATCAGCACTAGATATGGCCGCACTTTTTGGTGACATGGCCACCTCAATGGGTATAACTCGGAACGAGGCATCTTTAATGAGTACATCAATGGTTGGTTTAGCTGGTGATTTAGCATCATTTAAAAATATTGGTATTGATCAAGCAACCACCGCATTAGCTGGTGTTTTTACAGGTGAAACCGAATCACTTAAAAGATTGGGTATTGTAATGACTGAGGTAAACTTAAAGCAATTTGCAATGTCCGAGGGTATTCAAAAGAATATTAAAGACATGACACAAGCGGAAAAAGTTAATTTAAGATATGAATTTATTTTATCTAAAACTGGAAACGCTCAAGGCGATTTTGCTAGAACTCAAGAGGGTGCGGCAAATCAAATGAGAATATTTAGTGAGGGTTTAAAACAATTAGGTCAATCAATTGGATCTATTATGTTACCCGCATTTACTAAAATTGTATCATTTGCTAATAAAATTATAGAAAAATTTATTGGATTAGATGATAAGACAAAAAAAATAATTGTTGTTGTTGGTTTAGTTGTTTCAGCAATTGGTCCTTTTCTTTTTATACTAGGATCTTTATCAAGCATTTTAGGGGTTGTTGCTACTGGTTTTACAGTATTAACAACCGCAATGATGGCTAATCCTTTTGTCTTAGTTGGAACTGCTATTGTTGGGCTTGTGGCTATATTTGTTTCTTTTGTACAAAAATTAGAACCAGCAATTAGTAAATGGCAAACCTTTCTTAATATGGTTAAGTCGTTTGGCAGTCCTGCAAAATTTGCGGCTTTACAATTAAAAACAAAAGCAGAGAATCTAAAAGAGGCGGCTAAACAAGCGGAAAAAGATAAAACAGCAACATCTAAATTAAAAAATGAGATTGATGGATTAACAGGTTCTTTAAAAGATTTAAATACCGAATCTCAAAGAAGTAAAGTCAGTGGAATTGGGACTGATTCTCTAAAACAACCAGAAATAACAGCTCAACCAATAATTGGTATATCTAGTGTTGGTAAAGATCCAGCATCTTTACTGGCAGATAGTATTCAAAATGTTGGTATTCCAAAATTAAATGACCAATTAAATCAAACAAATGAATTATTGACATCTAAACAAACAGAATTTTTAGGTAATGCAAATGAATTTAATCAAAAATTAGCACCAATAATGACTGATGGATTAAATAATTTAGCTGTTGGAATTGGTGAAGCAATGGGAAGTGCAATTGCTGGAGCCGGTAACATGGGTAATCAATTAGCAGCTGTTTTGTTGGGAAGTTTAGGAGCAATTGTATCACAAGTCGGAAAAATGGCAATAGGAATTGGGATAGGATTAGAGAGTATTAAAACAGCATTAAAAAGTTTAAATCCAGTTGTAGCAATTGCCGCTGGTGTTGC